AAGACGATGCGCTCCCGATGTTCTTCCAATACTGAGCTTGCCCGAGAGCTGCACCGGACAAAGTAAACTCGCAGCCTTGAGCGAATCCGGCGGTTGCATCGGCAGGTACGATCGTGCCTTCACATCGCCTGATCGTGCCGCTGGCAGTCTTTTCGAGAGCCGTTACGGCACTTTGCGTGTGACCCGTAAGGGTCAAAAGTCCTAAAACTGGATTTTCTCTCCATCCCATAATATTCTTGCCTCCGGTGTTTTGTATCGCGCTCCACCACGGCGCGAGTGGTTTCTGCCGCCAAATTATCGTTTCACCCTGATTAGGGTGGTTTTTACCCTCATTAATGTACCGACGGCTTGATTTCCCCCCGCGGCACCGGCGCCGGCCGTTTAAGAATGATTTCATCACCAGGGCCGTTCGTTCGAATCAGCCAATGCAGGCCTTCATTCAGAATGAGCGGGCTCCGGCGCCTTGCTCCGATCGGAACGGAAATGAAGTAAGCGATTTCGTTGCCGTGATATAGGTACATTCCACGCTTCAGGGCGTCTTCGTCTCGCGGGTACTGCTTCGATTCCCGGACTTCCACGCGCACATCGTTGTCAGCCATTTCCAAATCTATGCGGAGGCTCATATCCTGCCGTTCCTTGGGCGTCATTTTGTTCGGGTCTTTCTTGTTGTCCACGAATGCCCTGCACCCGAGTTTCGCCATGCAGTTCGAGAAGACCTTGCCCCGGAAAACAATCGAGTGCTGCAGTTTGTCGAACCGGTAGGTCTTCATGCCTTTACTGCCGTACAGAAGGTGAAAATTGTCGATATCCCGCTTTTTCATGTCGTCTATCGACAGGTTGCGATTCGCAGGATCCTGAAGCAGGCGTTTGACCGGATCGGCCACGCCGCTGATCTTTTCCGCTTCGTCGATCTGTTGCTGAAAACTGCGGTTCCTTTCGATCGGAATAATCTTGCCGCCCATGTAAAACGCTCCTTTCCTTCTAAATGATTGGTTTCTTTAAAAACTTTTCTTTTGATAACGTCTTCTGTTCCATGGTTCGAATGCCCCTTACCCATTCACCGGCTTTTTTACAGATCAGCTCTAAATCCATAAGGATTTGCGTAGATCCCTGATGCCATCCGAGAACGACCTGGTTCTTTTCTATGGATGCCTGCGTCATGATCGCGTTCCTGATATCTTCCAGTTTTTGCCGAACCTGCCGAAAGTCTGTGTTCGAATTGAGCCGGTCGATAGCGGACAGAAAACGCATATCGTCGTACATTTCCTTCGGGATACGGTGCATCAATTCGTCATTTGCCATTTTTATTTTTCGTACTTTTCCGAGTAATACCGTCCGTTACGCTGAATGATTTTGTATCCTGCCTCTTTCTCGCCTTCGAGCAGCTTATCCCAGGTAGGATGCTTGCGGCCTTTCAGGAGCAGGCCGGTTTCCGGTACCCGGCTCGGCCAATGACCTTCCTTGTCTGGTTTCAGGCCTGCCGCTATGGCCGATTCGTAATCGTAGCCTCCACCTTCCGCATTGAACGGTTTTTGTTTCGGTTGCGTTTTAGGCATTATACCGGACCTCTTCACCGCCCATGCGGCCTCCGCTCGGGCTTAAAGGCGCCGGGCGCGGTGTTTGCGGGCCGCCAGGGGCGGCATTGGCATTTTCAGGCAATCCCCCGGTAGTGGCCAAATACTCCTGAAGCATTTTATCCTGCGCCCTCATTTGCTCCTTAGTCGGCACGATATCCTCACTCGGCAGCTTGAGGCCTTTCGCTTGCTCCCTGAGCAGGACGGCGCGGCCTTCCTTGCCCATGATCGCATAATCGATATTGTTTGCCGTTTCTCTCAGGAACTCCATTCGCCTGAGTTGAAGTTGTTCCTGGATGATCATGTATTCGCTTGCACGCGCTATGATGTTGATATCGCCCTGTTTAATGCTGTTATCTTCATCGTAGAGCATCAAATGGGTCCAGTGTTCGTGGATGGTTTCCTTGATAACCGATTCGTCTACGTGCGCCACGACGGCCTTGAGCGATTTGCTCGCGGCGTTCAGGAGCATGGCGAGGCCGGACGCGGTTTCTCCCGCGCCCTTGATTTGGGCCGATCCGTAGATGTAGGCCGGCACGCCTGTCTGTTCCGATGCTTGCTGGAAGAAATATTCATAGACGCGCATGAGCGCTTCGGTGATCGGGTTAGGTTGAAAGAATTGAATCGCTGGGCGGCTTCCGCCGTTCGGGTCGCTCTTGACCTTCCAGATTTTCCAGGGCCACATATCCTCCACATCCTCGCCCGGGTCAACCCGGTCCATTTCGATGGCCACCTGCGGGCCGGAGGCTATGCCGAGGTTGTTCACGATGGCGCGGGCCACCCCGTTGCAGATATCCTGGATGTCTTCCATGAGTTCCGGGACGGACGTGCCCCAGATAGAATCCACCACATTCTCGAATGATGCGGCATAATACGGCCTTCTGCCTAACGGGTGAGGGTTCAGCCGGGCGCATATGATCCAGTTGCCGACCTTCCAGGCGGTTATCTGGTAATCGAGCATCGGGTCAGGCACCATGGCGGGATCCATGCCCCATTCCAGCAAGAGCGCGCCCTGCGCGGTGCCCCAATACTCCAAAGCGTCGATCGGCTTGTCCGGGTCGGACCACTGTTCCGAGCGGCCTTCCGCTTCGGCCCGTTCCTGGTCCCAATCCCAAAGCCAATTCGTTAGTCCCCCCCGGCCATACTCATAGAGAGCCGCCCGAATAGCCTGCTCGTTAAAGCCCTCAACGCCAATCATTTCCTGTAAATCGGACCGTCTCAAGCGATGCCGCTGAATCAGGTAGCCGTCCTGAATATGTTTCGCGCCGGGGGAGGGGTACATATCGAACGGGCTTGCGCGCTCGTAGCAGCGGACGAACCGCTCTTCGATTGCCGGCGTCATGCGCCCGAACTGATCTTCCGTCCAGACCATGGTTTTCTTCTTTCTTATGATCGGCCCTTTCAGGAAAGCCGTCATGTAAGTCGCAATGTCCGTAATGAACTGAGAGAGAGCCCTGTAGTAGCCGCCCTGCTGCAGGTCGTCCTCGATCCGCTTTTCCATCTTGTCCGATACTTCTTTCGCGTCACCGAGTATTTCCTTTTCGACCTCGTTTTCTATCTCGCGCCGCCGCGCCTCGATATTCTCGAGCGGCACGGACTCGATCGAGCCGCGTTCCGTCATGATCGCCGCGACTTCCATCATGAGCTGGTTGTCTATCTCCTGCTGCTTGCTTCGAGGCATATCGGGCACCGGGGTAGGATCGATAGACCAGGGTTTTTCGCCCGGCGGCATGAGAATGTCCCGCACCCAGGACTCTACCGCCCGGCATTTGACGTTCGTGAGCATCATGAACACTTCCGACCCGCCGAACCGGCGAATGTCGGCCAGCTTGTCGGCCATGTATTCCCCGCGCCGCTGATAGAGGCACTGCAGGAGGCGGTCTTTTACATTCGTCGTTTCTTTCGCGTTGTGCGCCGCTTCCCAGCACGTCTGAAGGTGCGCGCTCAAGCCCTGGACCGAATCTTCCGTTTGAGCCCGTTGCGCATCGTTCCGGTCCGCCTCGGCCTGCCGCATCGCGTCCCGCTCAGTCAACTGATCCGGCGAAACGACTCGAATCAGGCCGTTTCTCGGGGCGATCGCCCCGCTCGTCATCTGCCCTGCTTCCGATATGTCAGCCATGGTAGATTAACTCCCCCTGCTTATTTAACACCCGCCTCTTAATACACTTTAAAAGACTTCATCGACTCTCATCACGTCCAGCCTCGAGGGTTCCGGCGATCCGTGTTCCGGCGGCCGCCCGGCTGCACAGTGGGGCGCCTTTCCACGCCGTCTTCCATGTTCAGCCCGAACTGATGCAGAAAAGCCAGGGTCTGAAACGCTTTCGCGCCGTGCGACGCCCAATTATGCAAGGGCACGTTCCGGTACGTCTGCAGCTTGTCGTTCCATTCTTTGCGGTAGTTTTCCAGGCTGCCCAGGCCGACCAGGTGATCCCCGTATTTCTGCACGCAGCCCGATTCGTCGAACCAGCACAAGTTCAGGATTTGCCGGGTCTGCTCGATACCGGCCTGATGGCTGAGTTTCGGGGCTACCCGAAAGTTGATGCCCATCTTCATGGCCGCCTGCAGCCGGCTTTTGCCCTGCAGGAACAGCTCGCGCACTTTGATGTCGTGAGGCGCCCCGTGCATCCGGTACCGGTAACCGTACAAGTCCTTGTAAGAGAGGAGAATGTCACGGTAATGATCCATGCCTTCCCCGGAGTTCTCGTAATACCGGAGGACATGGATTTCCCGGCCAACGTCCTGGGTGAACCAGATGCAGGTAGAATCGTCCATGCCCAAGTCCCACCACGTATCGACCAGGGCTGCGGACGTGTGAGGCACCCGGCAGATCCGGCCCTCTTTTCTGATTTTCGTAAACTGCGCCGTGAAATAGGCGCCCTCGACCGACCCGGCGAACGCCTCGTCCGGTGTGCTCGGGTGCTCCCGCTTCATGTCCTCGCCCTGCACGGCCCATTTTTTGACGTACCACGCCTTTTGCGCCCTGGTGAGTTTCACGCCAGGGAGCGTGTCGTCAAAATATTTCTGCTGATAACCCAGGATCTCGACCGGTTCCATGAGGACGTTCAGCGGGTTCAGGTACCACGGGAAAAAAAAGAACTTGTAGTCCATCTTCGTGAGGTGGCGGCCGGACTTCTGCAGGTTTTCGGCCGTTTTGCACATATCGTAAAACAAGCCCTCCCGGCCTTCCGCCGTGCTTTCGATAATTACGATCTGGCCGGGATGAATGGCGTTCAATGTGCCCGTCTTGATCTCGGTCGCCTTGTCCGGGTATGCGGCGGCGATCTTCCCGAGCTCGCTGATGTGAATGAACTGAAATGTGCCGGACCGGCCCGACGTGGTGACCTTGATGCTCGACCCGTTGCTGAAACTCAGCATCCTGGCAGAATCCGTCTCGGCCCGGCGGGCTTCCTTGATTTCCTCGGGCAGGCTGTCATAAGCGAACTTGATGTTCCGGTCGAAAAAATCCTGCGCGTCCTCCTTGTTGTGCGCAATGATCGCCGCGTGAAAATTCGGCACCGTCAGCGCACTGTCCAAACCGAACAGGCAACTCAGGGTCGTCACCCCGTGCTGCCTGCTCTTCAGAACGATATTGCAATAGTGCATCCTCAAATACAAAAGCGTCTGCACATCATTCATGCGAAACGAAACGTCCTGGCCCTGCTCATTGACAATACGGTACAAATGATCCATCCGCCACCGCTTGTCACCGAAATGCAGCCGGACTTCATCCAAAAATGCGTCGTAATCCCGCTGCGTCCATAACCCCCTCGGCACGGTCGCCAGGTATTCACTCGAAGTCGATGACGGCATATGCCCCCCCCGCTAACATTCCACGCCACTCAGTTAAACCCTACATTAGGCCTACATTAGGCCTACATCAGCCAAGAACCCCACATATCTCACAATGCAAGCTAAAACCGGTACCCCGCTCCCTGCTAAATGTAAGTTTTATCGCTCGATTAACCTTAAATTATCTATTTTCAAGGCCAGGCAGAGCGGAAAAACGGCCGGCTGCGGGGCGCGGGACATAGAAAAAAAAATTTAGAAAATATTTTTTAGGCAGGGGCCCCTTTTGCCAACTGTAAAGTTTCTTTACACTTCGTATCAAATAGCGGGAGCAGAGCGCAGAAAAATCGCGGGGGGGAAGAGGGACCCAGACGGTATGCCCCCCGCCCGCAGCAGGGGCCTCCCCCCGCCCCCGTGCCGTGCCCGTGTCAGCCCGTGCCGTCGTCATCGTCTCCCAGCTCGGACGGCAGCCGCCCGCGCTCCCGTTCGCCCGCCTGCCCCAGAACCGTGTCTATCACGCTCGCCGTGGTGCTTAGGCTAAGTTCCCGTTTTTCCACAGGATAATCGCCACGGAGCCGGTGCGCATCGATCCGGGCCTTCTGTTTTATGGACCAGATTGGCATCTTTTTCGAGTAGACAACCTGGCCTTTTTTGGAGTCGTAGAAGGGTTTCACCTCGAAGGCGTGGAGCTCTCTTTTCAGCTCTTCGGCGAGCGCCTCTCGTGTGATACCTATGGAATCCAGGTAATTTCCCATGGATTCCGGGTGGATTTCGGTGAGTTTTACGGGCATGATTTTCTCCCCTTTTGTGGACAAGGTGTAAAGAAACTTTACACTACTGTAAAGAAACTTTACAACATCCCCCCCAGGGGCGAGCGCCAGGCAGCTCTATTTCTCGGGGAGTCTCATGACTACGAACAACCTCTTTTTTTCCCATTTATGGTATTTTTTTCTTGACAAGTCTTTCCCTTTGTGATCTTATACACCCAAAAGGTGCATAAATCTAATGACAGGAGGGTAGCTGTATGAAAACAAACTTAGGGATTCCGGATACTTCAGGCGATATGCTCGCCCTTGTAGATGAACTCGAATTGCTCATTCGCCCCGTGGCGCTCGCACGGGAAAAGGCCGGATTCGGGGCCGCTCGCAAGCCTTACCGGTGTAATGAGCCCTGTTGTGACGGCTGTACTGAGGGCTGGATTGATGAAAGCCGGGTAGTGCAAGGCCCGGATGATGAAATTCTGTTCCTGTCCGTGTGCTCCGATGATTGTACTGCCTATCAGTATGAGATTGATTATCAGCGTGAGTTATGGGGAATGGATGTTGATTGTCCGTTTTAGGGGTTTGTCGGGCAAGCCCGACTTTTCTGCGAGGTGCGTGTGCCGATGTTAATCAACCTGCGTAAATTAAGGGAACATTACCTGAATCCGTTGCACCTTTATTGCCGTTTCCGCGATCTTGGTTTGGGCAAATTCGCGGCACGCCGCCTTGCGTATCTCTTAACCTTAAAAATCGTTTGAAAGGGGGAAAGTTATGCTTTTTACTGAAGAAGGAAAAGTAGTGCTCGCGGTGCCGTCGTTGCAAGGCGATATCGCCCCGGACTGTCCGCGCTGTCACGTGGTTGGAAGTATGCTCTATTCATCTTTGAATAGCTACACGGACCTTGCCTGTAAACACTGCGGTTATGTCACGCCGGACGCCGGGTTTTATCTGGTGGAAAAGAGGAAAACAAATGAACCCGATACCGTCGGGAGCGCCCGCGCTGCGGCCCTGCAAGTCACTAAGGATAAGCTCTTGGATATCAACAACGAACTCGATGACCTGCGCTATCGCCTGCGGAATTGGGAACGTGCCTATGCCAACGATGTCCTTTGCCCGAGCGACCAGGAAGAGATTACGGATTGGATAAATGTCTTGCGCGAAATGTTTATCGATCTTTACGTCAAGGCCGAATTAATCACTCAGGATTGATCTTTTACGGTAGGGCACGGCTCGCCCCGCGCCCCTCCGCAAGGGATTGGCCCTTGCTTGGAACTCATAGAACGAAGGAGTAGCGGTATGAAAAACGTAACGGTAAAATTGGACGGCAGCAAGCTCATGATCGAGGTGGACACGGCCAAGGACTTCGGCCCTTCCAAGTCGGGTAAGACGATCATTATCGCATCGACCGAGGGGAACCAAAAGGTCAATGTGGCAGGGCAGGACGTAATGATTGGGTTGAACGTCTACACAAAGAGGTAGTCTGGTTTGGCCGGGCATGGCCCGGCCTTTTCAAAGGAGCAATGCATTATGAAATTGATAAGAGACGGTTATATCATTACGGCGCATTTCGAACGCGGCACAGTCACCCATTGGACAAAAGATGAAGACATGGCCCTGGAAAACGTCCGGGTTTTTCGCAAGGCGGGCGTCCGTGCTGAGTTTAGGCCCAATTACCTCTTTAGCGCCGAGGAAAGGGAGTTCAATAAGGAAACGAAAGGAGAACTGTAACCATGTTCATCATCGAATCGATAAGCGCCTATGGCGTAAAGACAAGCCCTGCCCGTTTTGGCCGCATGGAAACGCCTCACCCTGGAGATGTCATCGACTTCGGCGACAATATAGGCAATTTCCCGTATACCGAGGGCCGCTATGGGCGTGTGGAAGAGGTTGGAACGGATAACCCCGAGGTCGGGTGGGTAAACGCGGGCGAGCTACACGTTTGTTGCGGCAACGCCAGTGTCTTTCTTCACGAGGACGGTTCCTGCTCTATTTCGGGCGGGCCGTTCGCCGTCATTAAGATCAAAGACCTCGAACCTACCAACGAACTCAAAACGGTTCTATTCTGGAACTGGGGCGATCATTCGCCAGGAGCTGACCAGGGCGTTAATTATCACCTGGCCAGGCCCGTCTTTCGGCTCAAAAACCTTCAGAACGGGGGCAACGTGAATAATGACTGAAATCAGCAAGCTCATACATGGCAATATGTCCAAACTCCACGAGAGGATAAAGGCCGAACAATGCCCATTTTGCGGCGCGGAAAAGAACGTAATCATTTATGACAGCCCTGAAATCGATGGCGTGGACGCCTTACAGGCCTGCTCCTGTATCGATTGCGAGGGGGAATGGACGGAAGCATATCGGTTTCACCGCGTTCTTTTGAGTGACGAAACGGGCAAGTTTCACGTTATCTTGATGGATTAAAAAAGGGGGGGATACCATGGGAAAAGCGGCAAAGATTACATGGACATGGGCGAACTGTAAAGCCTGTGGGCAGGAGATGGCGCCGGGAAACGGTTGCAGTATCCATACTTACGATATGCCAAACGGCGAAAAGTGGAAGCGCGTAGCATGGGGCCGCGAGCAACGCTATCAGGCGCCTTCAGAAAATGAAGCGTGCCACGATTGCAATGCCATGCCGGGCCAGTACCATCACCCAGGCTGTGACATGGAAGAGTGCCCGAAATGCGGCAATCAACTCTTAATGTGCGATTGTTGGGATTGATTACCAGCTTACAAAGCATTAAATAGTTTTATTAAAAATAAGGATAAAATCACCATGCCTAACACAAATTGCTTGGAAGGAATGAATTGCCCGAAGTGCGGAGCAAACGAGCCCTTTGGGATAGAGATTAGCACAACAGCTATCATGTTTGACCAGGGAAACGAATATATTAGCGATATTTATTGGGATGGCGAATCGCATTGTACTTGTCAATCATGCCAATTTGATGGGCGGGTAAAAGACTTTACAGTGGGATCATCTCAGTACAACGGCAACCTGTTAAAGTTTAGAAAGGAGACAGCGGTATGAATATCATCCAGAAAATCAAGAAAGAGCAGCACGGTTTCATTTTGTCCGACGATGTGGCAGCCCTTACAGAACACGATCGTTTCACGCGGTGTTTAGTCCGGTGCGGATGCGGGCGCTTTGTGTGCCCTGTCCAAGATGTCGCCCATTTTGTCGCTATCGTGGAAAAATCAGGCATTGACTACGTTCGGGACGTTTCATTGGCCATAAACTAAAAGACGGCTCACCAGAATGCCCGAGGTCAGGACTTTGTGACCTTGGGCATACCTAAGCAAGGGGGAAATCATGGAAAAACTTTTAATATGGGCGGCGATCATTGTTTACGTACTGCTCGTTCTTTGGAGGGGATAACATGGGACCGGGGTGAAACGCCGGAGCGCCCGGCAATCGAGTTCGTCACTGACGACTAACCTTCCTGCCGGGCGATAGGTTAATGAATAAAGAAATTAGAAGGACAAAAAGGAGCATATATGAAAAAGCAGAAAAAGTATACAGCCATCGAAAAGGCGTGCATTCTGCTCCGAGACATCGAAGAGCATTCCGAGGGCCGAACGCTCGCTCTGTCACGCAAGTACAACTGGCACCCATCGACCGTATCGCGGATTCTGATCACCCTCGCCAGGCAAGGGCTTCTACACAAGGAAAAGGACGGTAGCTTTTCTTCGGTCTATGTCTGGATGGAGGCCAACTGATGAAACGCACAATACAGGGGACAAGGTACGATACCCGCAAGGCTATTCGTATCGATTCCGCAGGTGACGGAGTGCAAGGATCGCCCAATTTTTGCCACTTCACCCTGTATCGCACAAAGCGGAGCGGCAAGTTTTTTGTGGTGGGTCACGGCGGTTTTCTTTCACGGTTCTACACGCTCGACGGTGTTTACCATCGACGCATAATACCGATAACCACCCACGAAGCTGAGGAGCTTTTCGATTTCTATTTCAATGCAGAAGAGGAAATCTTCGAGCCTGTCTAAAGAAAAGGGGGTTTCGGCCCCCTATATCATCTCTCCCTTTGATCCCTTAATGCCCGCCCAACGCTTCAGTACACTTGGAAACGCGCATACCGTTCGCCGCGAAGGGGGCTTTTCATGCCATATGCAGTTCATATAGAAGATCGCACCGCATTCGATTAATTCCTTCCGGTGTTTATCCCTGAATAATCGCCCGTTTCTTCCAAACAACCTGCCTATTGAGTCCCAGCCTTTGATTGCGACCTCATCTTCATAATCCGGCGGGCTCTTAAATTTTTGTGGCTTCTTTTCTTTTTCCATATTATACCCTGTTCCTGCGCCTGCTGTTCTTGGCTGTTTTGTTCCTGTTTTTCCTCCTTTTCCATTTTTTACCACGTAACGTAGTCCGCATTTCTTCTGGCGATAAATCGGGATAAAGACTTGGATACGTCGCACCGCTTCTCCCGATGCTTTTCCAGAAGATAGGAATATTTAACCGTTTCATGTTTTTTGACTTTCCTTTATTTTTTCATGTAACGTCCGCTTTCTTAGGCATTCGCAAACGAAAAACATCGCTTCACCTTCCATAGTTCGAAAGTCCTCTGAAGCCGCTATCCTTAAATCTTCCAATATGTCATCGCTATCATATTGTGAAAAATCCAAAATAAGGGGCTTTTTTTGCCCTTTTTCCTGTGACCCTGCCTGAGGTATGTATTTTGCCGCGTTCGTCGAACCTGGGCTATCCTGGTGAGAATTTTTGCTATTTGCGGCCATATCCCCGTCCCCCTGGAAAACGGTTTTTCGATCTTCGTAGTCGCACCCCATGATTTCGACCATATGGCGTTCGTTCTTGCGCCATTGATAGTAATGATTCTGGCACAGCCCCCAAGCCACCCTGGCGGCACGGCACAAATCAACCTTGCATTCTTTGGAAGCCATTTCCGAGACAATCTCCTTTCCCCGCTCACAATCCAAACATTTCGAATAATCCGTGGGGGCCCATGAAAGCGTTTCTGATTTGTCTCTTCTCTTTGCCGATTTCTGGCGTTTAATACAAGCCGTTTTTAACATTCTGACCGGTTGCGATCCGTAAATACAAACCATGGCGTCCGGCCCGTTTAATACGGCATCGGCAAGATCACCCATTAAAGTTCGCCTCCGCAATGCGGGCACGTTTTCTTCGGTTTTGTATCGCCGGGCCTGACTTCCTGTCGCAGCCGCTTTACGCTCCAACCCAACTGAACGGCTTTTTGAAGCAGCTCTTCCTGTTTTTCTTTATCCTGTACGCCCGCCACGGAGGCAAAGTGACTGTGACTAAGCGGATAATGCCGGATGCGCGATGGTATAGCCGCCGCAATGAACATCCAATTCCTAAGTGTTTTCTGGCTTTTGTCCGGTATGATCTGGGCAAATTCCTCGCCAAAAAAACCTTCGCATTGATTCAAGAAATCGCCGAACAGCCACGGCAGGTCTTCATTGAAATACATCAACGTCTGAGCGACTTCTTCGGCCTCTTCTATGTCTGCTGGCCGACGGTTGAATAACAGCTCTCTTCGGCCATATTTAACCAGGTCCGTCATAGCGTTCCTCCAATGATTTCATTAGTAAAATTACGAGCATTTCGAGCTGGTCTTGATAAGATAGCGACCCACGGTGCGCGGCGGCATGGCAGATAGTGCAAAGAGGGATCACCGTAGAGTCGGGCGCCTTGGTTCCTATGCCCGTCAAGCCGGGCAAGCTGATGTGGTGGGGGTGTGAAGGCGCATGAATACCACAGGACACACAAGGCCGGAGGCGTATCGATTCGAGATAGGGTTTACACCGCCAGTTTTTCTTTTTAGCTAAGACTATATCGACAACTTTTCCCATTTTTATAACTTATCCCATTGATAATATTATAAATAACCTTCCTATCAACATCGTACCGCTTAGATAGGTTCGTTACTGTCACGCCACCGGAATAAAAGTTTTTGATTTGTAAAGCATCATTATCGGTGAGCTTTGCAAGGGGATGATTGCTTCCTTTTGGCCCTTTATGCCTACCCTTACGCACACAATCAGAAGTATTATCAGAATCCGTTCCTAAAAATAGATGATCTGGGTTCACACATGATGGATTATCGCATTTATGACAAACCAATAACCCATCCGGTATTTTTCCTAAATGAATCACATAAGAAACACGGGGAGCCATTTGGACCTTACCGAAGGCAAGAATTTGACCGTAACCACGGCTTTTAGCGCCAATCCATTCCCAACACCCGTCCTTGCTTTTCCTTACTTTAGAAAAAAACCTTTCCTTCAATGGCTTTTCTCTATTTTTGTATGGCAACAGACCTTCCCTGATTGACGCCCATCTATGTTCATGGCAACAATGAAATGTTTTTGAATTTTTCCTTCTCGTATCTGTGACGTTCTTCTCTTTACCGCAATAGAAACATCGCCGTATCACTTTATTATTTCCCTCCATTCTCCGCCTTTGTATTGCATCATTACCCACTTATAACACGGCCACATTTCCCTTGCAACTTTAAACTTTAAAATAGAATCCTCACGCACAAAGCCCCCTTTAATTTCAACACATTCGAAGTGGTCGGGGTACTGGACAAAGAAATCCGGGGTATAAAAGGTTTTTCTCGCCAGCCGAAACTTAACCCCCTCGAACCAGTACGCTACGATTTCCCCTTGAAAAACGCCGGGACGCAGGACATACGATTCATACCGCGCCTCGGTTTTGTTCATTTTAGGGCCCTTTTTGTCCACTTTTTGATCATTTACATTGGCAATCTTGCTGTTTTTTGGGTCAACTTTGCCAATCTTTTTCAGATAATCCATGAGCCATTTATTATCAAATCCGCTCATTCAATAAACCCCGTGGTCTTTTAAGAGCGCCTTATAATAAGAAATCTTTTTTTGGAGGGCAGCGTGTCGGTTTCTGGACTGTAAAATCTCACTCGCCGGTATGGTAATTGAATCTAAAATGCAATGATGTTTATAGTCTACAAGGCGCATATAAAAAGCGTGCTTCGATTCAGGAACATAAATCTCAAGGTCTACGTCAGGTGGTAAAGGCGGGATATCAATCGGTTTCCCATTCATTAACTCGGACATAGGGCCATCCCTCCCTTCTCTTCTCTTCCAGGCATTCCAGGCAAATTGGATCCATTTCAGCGTAATGCCACCGGCACACTTCCGGGTGAACCCGACGGCCCACCTTTCGACCGGCAACAGGGTATCGACAGAGGATTATGTTATTTTTTTCGTTTAACATTGTAATCTTTTACAACAAAACCCTTCTTTTTGTTTCCGCGCAACTGTGGTCCCCAAACCCAACTACCAACATATTTACCCATAAACGGTTTTTCTTCACCGAATGTTTTGATATGACGACGACACCAATGCTGCCGCATGGTATTCCCATTTTTCGCCTTCCAAATTGCTATTTTGCGATACGTTGTCTGATTTTCTCAAGTTCCCTTTCATGCGCCATCTTAAATGGCCGTTCATATTCTTCGTATAGATATTTCATATCGTCCGGCGTTTCATAAAAGTTCCAATCCAGCATTTCATGAAAATTAACAATCATGCGGTTCCATTTTTCTCCCATTCCCCATTCATACAGCTCAACAAGATAAAATTCCCCATCCTTCAATTTGCTTAATACTCTACCCTGCCATTTTGGTCGCTTTAATTGCTCTCCATCTAAATCCTGCCACTTAAAAGAATGAAAATAATGGCCTTCCAAGGGTACGTTTAATTCGTTATCGTATTCTTTGGGATCGTAGTTTTCTTTTTCTTCCATTTTCACCCTCCAGACTTGAATAATCATCAAATCGTTGCAAGTAGTGGCAAAATACATATATATATATTTTATATATGCCACGACTGCCACGACTTAAGATGCTTGAAATCATTAGGTTTTTTGGTGGCAATTTAGATATTTGCCATTACTTGGCGTTTGCCACTACTTTCTTTAATGATTCCGTGAGCTTAGTTGTGGCAAACCAAAGTAGTGGCAATTTTTGCCACGATGCCACTACTTGCACTTTCTTGTATAATGGTACATTTTTCTCAAATAATGATATTTTACGCCTGTGTAAAAAAAATAGTTCAATTATATTCATTACTTAGTTGTGGCAAATGACATTTTCAGTCATTAATATAGACCAGAAATTGGTTACTTTTTCCGCGTTTCTTTGCGATATATCCAAGGTCGAAAGCGTTTTTCAAATAACCGCGTGCCGTTCGTTCCTGACATCCAAGGAAATCCATAATTTCATATTTCAAAAGTTTAACGCTGGGCGCCTCGCCCTTGAATGTCGTCTTGATCATTTCGACAATCTTATCTGGCGGGCACTCTATGAATGGGTCTATATGGCCTAATAAAAGATGTTCATCACGTTCTAAATAAAAAGGCTTATATGGTTTTTTAGCATCCCGCATTTTAGTGATTTCAAGTTCACGCAAAACCCTTTTTTTTGCAGGGGTTTCAACGTAAACCATAATCGTGAAGGCCCAATCGCATATAGAGATTGCCCCCCTAACTCGATATTTATTTGGAACTTTATTCTCGGAATTGGGCTTTCCAAAGTGATGAATTACAATACAAGATGTGCCACAAGAGGCGTTTATATCGGATAATACGTCTACGATCATCCGCATTTTAACATTATCGTTTTCATTTTCAGTGTGCATATTTGACAGGCAATCATATATAATGACTTCTGAATCGGAACGGGATATAACCCCACGTAGTTCTTCCCGTTCTCCTTTAAGGCTGAGATTAAACCGCCTTTGCCTCGGCAGGAATTTAATATTCCTTAAATCACTGGCAGGGATCCCCAGGCCATTACTCATCGTTATTATCCGTTTTTTTTCGGTAATTTCAGGGTTTTCCCATTGGCAAATAAGAACGCGCCTTGGCCGTGTTACCTTAAAATGGTTCAACCAATCCCAACCCTTGGCAAGGTGGATAGCGAGCTCAAGGCGTAAAAGGCTTTTCCCAACGCCTGATTCTCCGGCAATAAGCACATGAGAATTTGCCGGCATGATCCCATTACCTATTATCGGTTCAAATTTATCATCTTCAATGGCTAGCATTTCGTCTATAGTGTTAAATTCACTCGGAGGTTTCCAAGATGGATAATGCTTGGCCAGGTCCGTAAGCATTTCTCGGGCCTTATCGTCGCCCTGATCGAGGATGAAATCGCTCACGTCGCCCTTTTCCGGGAGGCCCGGCAGCCGGATTATTTTAACAGTCGATGCAAAACCGTATAGCTTACCGGCAATAGTTTCGGCGTGCCGTTCACCTGGACCGTCATTGTCTGGTATAACATAGACGAGTTTCCCATGAAGCGGCGCCAGGATATCGTGGTCTTCGCATTGCTTTTCAAGTTTATCCGCGCCCATGGGATTGCAGGTCGCAGGCAATCCAAGTCTTTTGAGTTCTTCGACATCTTTTTCTCCCTCTACGAAAAATACGCCTTTCCGTTCCATGATATCTGGAAGGTTGTAAAGAACCAGGCGCACGCCTTTCAGGTTCCAAACGTAATCTTTCGTTTTGCCAGGCCTGCGTTGCCGGAAATCTTTCGGGTCATAACGAACGACTTCATATTGGAGCTCGCCGGATTCGTTCGTGTAGGGATAAGTCGCTACGATGGTTTTTTTGGAAGAGATGAAAGGGTTTTCTTTTGGTTGGGTTGTTTTGGGTTTACCGCCGTTCCCGCCGTGTGGATGGTTTACTTTGTATTCTTCCCCGGCCCGCCGGGCGGCTTCTTCGAAGGTGAGGCTGTCAAGTTCCTGCAGGATGGATATGTAATCGCCGGACTTTTTACACTGTCGGCACCAGTATCGTTCTTTGCCTTGCCGGATGTTGATTATGAATCGATCTTCGCCATCTCCACAGAACGGGCACGGCCCGGCATATTCGTTCGCGGTCTTTTTCTTGAAGGGAAATCCTCGGCCTTGCAGGTCGTCAAGAATCTTCATACCCGGCCTCGGGTAAAAAATACTTGACAAGAGTTCCCGGAAGTGGTAACTTTACTGAACATTGGGGATGCCTCCGTTGGGGGCAAATAAAAAGACAGGTATCTTTAGTCAAAATGCTCGGTTAGCTGCTCTAAAGATACCTGTTTTTGTGTCGCTCGATAAATTTTAAGAAGATTTGTAATTGAAATGTTTAACCCTTGGAGATATCTACTTAATACGGATCGAGATATCTTGTGATATTCTGCCCACGCGCAAGGTGCGTCGCCTTCTATTTCAAGGTATTCAAGGAGTCTATACATGGTACGCCACCTTATACCATTTATGGGAATTTGTCAACTGTTTTTTTAGGCGGGACTTGATTTGTTTACACGAAAACCCAACCCGACGCAACGCTTTTCCTCATAAGAACCTAATATTTTTCTTGACTTTTATTCCCATTTCTGGTACTATGCACCAAAATAAACCAAGAAGTAAAAAGGAGGAAAAAGCCGTATGAAATTATCTTTTGAGGACGATGTTTTTATTTGCCACTCATCATATGATGAGCGGTTCATTCCAAAAGAGGCCAGGTTTCGATGGAACCCACATAAAAAAAAGTGGTGGACTGACGATCCTGAAAAAGCCTTGCGCCTCGTGAAATATGCCGACGAACCCACTATCCAGCGCCTTGAATCCATCAAAGAAGATCGACAAAAAGCCTTGGAGCAATCCCGCGCAACGGACGCAGACATTGAAATTCCAGCTCCTGATGAACTCCAATATCTACCGTTCCAAATGGCAGGAATTTCTTATGCGATTCAAAGAAAAAACACTTTTTTTGGTGATGAAATGGGCCTTGGGAAAAGTTGCCAAGCCATTGGAACTTGCCTAATTCTAAACACTTTTCCGCTTCTTATTGTATGTCCTGCATCGCTTAAGTTGAATTGGCGCAACGAAATCAGGAAGTGGGCCCCAGCATTAAGAGCCCTAATTGTTAATGGGAGATATTCAGATGGAAAAGATTTGCGAAGTATGTGGAAAAAAGTTCAAGACAAGGAAATCGAAGCAACGTCTCTGCAGTCGGCTATGCGCTGGCGTTCAGACATCGAAGCGATGCAAGGGAAAACCCGGAACAAAGAAGCCGAGAGTGACGAAAGTTTGCGAGTGGTGCGGAATGAAGTATTCAAACCTGCCAAGCCTAATGAAAGATCGGAGGTTTTGCGGAGGATCATGCCGAGGGAAATGGAGGATGGCAACGCAACCGCACCCCATGACAACTCCCGAGGCGCGAAAGAAGGCCGCCGAAAAACGGAAAAAACGGCCCTTTCCGGCAATGAGAGGGGGCAATGGCAAGCCCCTCCCTGTGCCACAACAGGCACTGGCTTGGGCTTTGGGGCGGGGATGGACAACGAAAACCGTAATGAGCTTGAACGGACACCCATACAAACTGGACATTGCAGAACCGGAAAAGAAAATCAATGTGGAAGTAGACGGACAATCTCACTACAGCAGGAAAGAGACAGACGCAAAGAGGGATCAACTGTTGGCAATGGCAGGATGGAAAGTGATCAGAGTTTCAAACAAGGAGATACGTTCCGTCCTGCTTGGCCTGATGGACCCCACGTAATCATCATAAACTATGACATATTGGAGTCTTGGATAAGCCAATTGGATAAGATGAAGTTTCAATGTGCAATCGCTGATGAAATACATTTCTGCAAGAATTTCAAAACAATCAGGGCTAAAGCAACGCATAAAGTAGCAAAATCAATCCCACATTTCTTGGCTTTATCGGGCACACCTATTCTTAATCGTCCTGCCGAATTAATCACGCCATTGCGAATTCTTGGAGTATTCAACACACTTTTTGGAAATTGGAAAAGTTTTGTTACCAAGTATTGCGCTGCCTTTCAAGGTCGGTTCGGATGGGACACTACCGGTGCATCGAACCTTGAAGAATTACAAGACAGGCTCCGCAGCACGATCATGGTGCGCCGTCTTAAAAAGGACGTGCTCACTGAGCTACCAGCGAAGCGGCGACAGATCATTGAATTACCGTGGAACGGTGCCGAACAAATTCTTGAAAAAGAACGTATCGGCTGGCAGGAAGCAAACCATCGCCTGGAAGAACTGCAGATTGCGGCCGAGATTGCAAAGGCCTCTGATGATCCCGAGGTCTACAGGGAGGCCGTGCAAGCCCTGAAGCGCGAGGCTGTAGTTGCATTCTCTACTATGAGCAAGTTGCGTCATGATACCGCCGTGGCCAAAATACCGCAGGCAATCGAGCATCTCAAAGATGCGATCGAGGCGAGTGGGAAAGTAATCTGCTTTGTTCACCATCATGATGTGGTAGATGCCTTAAAGGATCACTTCGGCGATCAAGCCGTGGTTCTCACCGGAAGGACTAAAAATGAGGACCGCCAGGCGGCCGTGGACCGATTTCAGAATGATCCGGGTTGTACCTTGTTTATCGGCAGCATTCAGGCGGCCGGCGTCGGCATAACGCTCACGGCGGCCAGCCATGTGGTTTTCTGCGAGCTGGATTGGGTTCCCGGGAATATGTGCCAGGCCGAGGACCGGGCCCACCGGATCGGCCAACAGGAAAGCGTCCTTATTCAACACCTGGTATTCGACGGCAGCCTGGACGCGAACATGGCGAAAACCCTGGTTCATAAGCAAGCGATCATCGAAAAAGCCCTCGATCTGGAAACCGAAAAAGACGAGGAAACCGAAGATCGCGATATGATTCTGGCCGAATCCGTTGTGTCCGACGAAGTGAAGCGATCGGCCGCCCGCTCCGCAAAACGTGCCGACCTGGACGCGGAGGCGGCCCGGCTGACCGAGGATCAAATCAAAGCGATCCATGCGGCCCTGGTTCGATTGGCTCAAATGTGCGATGGGGCCATGGCTTTGGACGGTATGGGATTCAACCGGATCGATACGGCGATCGGACATGATCTGGCGTATCGGGTTTTCTTAACGCCCCGGCAGGCGGCTCTTGGTAAAAAGATTGTTCAGAAATATCGGGGCCAGTTGGGTGAGGACATGATGGAAGCGATTGGAGGTTAATTATGGGAAATCAATTATGCCCTCTTTTTGTCTTGGGGTACATTGCGAATGGACATAATCCATCACCGGATCCTGATGAGGGAACTGAATGTCTTGGTGACCAATGTAGCTGGTTTGAAGGATACCATGCTCGTTGTGCGATTTTAGATATAGCTTACAGATTAAATCGTGTGATTTTGGCTCTCCACGAAAAATTAACAGATGAGGACTGTAATTAATGTTTACGGCGATCTTAGCAGGGGCTTTCGTGTGCGGTATCATCCTGGCAATGAACGAAGGCTATTGGTTCCCGATTGCAAATTTTATCGGGGTTTTGATGTGTTTCATTGTGGTTTTAATCTATCGGAAAAGGAAACAATAGGGGTCAAAATTGGATGGGTTGTGTCCGTTGATAAGTTTAACTTAATTTAGCGTGCTCCGGTCGGTATTCATAATAACCTGCAGTATAGATACTGCCATTAATCGGGGATATGGAGAAAAGCTACTGACC